AAATCTATTCTCATCTATCAATGATGCTGCAATCATAGTATCTATGATTAAACCATTGATTTTTATACCTAAACTACGTATCCAACATACGTCGTACATTGCATTATGAAATATTTTTGTAGCAGGTGATTCACAAATATCTTTAAACCATTCTAAAGTTTTCTTACGATCTAAGTTTGGTCCTTCACCATGAGCTATTGGAAAGTAACCTTTATATCCATCTACAGCTACAGCTATACCCACAACTTCACCATTACCTCTTATGGACCCTGAACCCAGTTTCTTTAAATCTGGATCTCTTGTTTCTAAGTCGATTGCTATTTCTTCTGCTTGTCGTAAATCAGGAAACTCTGTAGGAGCTACCCATTCTGTATTTGGCATTAACATTATTTATGTACTCCTATCATATTAAAGTTTAAGACTTGTTTATTATTTAAAAAATACTCACCAATTATTTCTTTCCATTCATAATTAGGAAGTAATTCTTTTATAATATGTTGATTACCATTGGTGTGTTTAGTTTTAACTGTATGATATTCAGTCATGATAATTGGTTTATGCTTTTCAATTAAATTTAAACTACCTTCAATTACAAAATGTTCATGACATTCAACATCAATTTTAATTAAATCTAATTTTTTAAGATGACTAAATTTTGTATCTAATCTACATTTATATATTGGAAGAAAACCTGATTTCTGATCCATGAATTGTATTTTAGTATTACCAGAGTTAATACCTTCAACATCATATCTAAAATCATTAGTCACAAATCGTTCGTCAATATTAGTAACTGCTTCTTGAAATGTTTGTACATTCTTTAATTGATTATAAATTATATTAAAATTTAATATTTGATTTATAAATCGTTGCATTTCAAATGCAAAGACGTAACCTTGTGGACACTGCATAGCAAAAGGAATAGTGTGTGTGCCTATATGAGCTCCTACTTCTATAACAACAGAGTCTGTTTTTATATGTTTAATACACTCACGGTAAACTTCATTTTCCCATCCACCATATTTTCTTAGAGCTTCTGGTATATACAAATCATTATTGATTGTAAGAAATTTACCTCTGTTAGTATTAATCTGTTCTAGTTTTAACATTACTTCTTTCTGTTCATGTCTTTCATCTTTTTAATTTCTAATTCACAGTAATGAATTATTTTTTCTAAATCTTGTATACCGTTTTTATTTTTATAACGACATACATACTTAATAACATTTCCTTGAAAAAAGGAAAGGTCGTTTTTAGAAATAAATTCATAGGGTTGAATGTGAAAATTCTTGTAGTGATTCCCGCCTATCTGTTTATCTTGTGGAAATGCACTTTCAAACATGTCTTTATTTGTCATTACTTTAATACCTCCATTATGTTTATTATGTAATAAGTTAATATAAATGTAATCATTATGTCTCTTGTTAGTATTCTCATGTTTATCCTTTATCTGTGGCAGTTGTTATTTTGGCCGAGTATGATTATTGTATAGGGAGTCGAGAAACCAAAATAACTTTCTGGAGCACGATGCTGCCACACACCGTGTTGAAAATTCTCTATCCCGTTCTGTTTATACTTAAAGTATAATTCTTTAAAATTTGTATTCATTTCTTCTAGTTTTTGCTTTCAACATATATAAATTATTTCTTGCACGTGTTGATCCTACGTACCAAACTCTATGTTCTTCATCATTTTTACTGTCACTTTTTTTAACTGCTTGTTTTATTTTACGTCCTAAATCTAAACAAAGTATTACATTATCTTCTTCACCACCTTTAGCCGCATGAATAGTAGATAATTGTATACGTGCTTCTGCATCTAAATCTTCTCCATTGTTCAGCATTTCTTTTATATAGTTTCTATCTTCTATTTTTGCTTTTTCAAATGCATCAAACCAATCTAAATCAGATTTCCAATCTTTCATAGGAAGTCCAATATATTCTTCTACATCTTTTGATTCTTTTTCTTCTAAAACTTTTCCTCTTTGCCATGAATTGTAATTTACAATTGCATTGTATAATCTAACTGTAAAACTTTTTCCTTTGTTTGTTTGGTAATATAAATTTCTTTTCCTTAATTCTTTTGTCATATCAACTAATCTACTAATTGTTCTAGTTAGTATTAAATACTTTCCTTCTAATAAATTTAACTGATCTAAATTATTTATTCTAAATGATTCACCTTCAAAGTCTCTTGGATAATAAATTTTTTCTTTTCTAAGTCCTCTTATTTTTTCTAATGGTAATTCAGATTGTTCTTGTACTGCTCTAGATATTCTTTTTGAATACTTTAATACTTTTTCTTTTCCCGGTTCCTGTATAAATCTATCAACATCTGCACCTGCCCAGGCGAAGATAGCCTGGTCATCATCACCGGCTAAATAAATATCATCTGCATATTCTTTTAACTTATCAAATAATTTCCATTGTAGTGGAGATAAATCTTGAGCTTCATCAATAAATATAACTTTAAATTTAGGTAAATCTTTTTCTAATAACTTTTCAATCATGTCATTGAAATCTAATTTTTCCATTGTATCTTTGTATGCTTTTAAATTTTTATCTAAGTCTTTTAATATCCAAGGTTTTATTTCTTTTTTATTATGTTCATTTCTATCTAATTCTTCTTCTACTGTAGTACATCTATTCATAGATCTACCAATCATTTTAAAATATGGACTCTCAATATTAAGATAGAATATTTCTTCTTTGTTATATTTATCGTAATATTTAATTTTGATATTTAATTTCTTTCCTATGTCTACATAATCTTTTGGTTGCATAACCATAGTGTCATCTAAGTCTAATTGATCGTATGCAAATGAATGTATAGTTCTAAAATAATATAATTCATCAGAATCTACTGGCATTCTATCTCTAGCAACTTTTGCTGCTTTTTTAGTAAATGCAAAATAACCAATTTTATCTAATGGTGTTCCTATTCTAATATAAGCTTTTGCTCTACTAATTAGTTTATGTGTTTTACCTGTACCTGGAGGACCAAAGTATTTATATATCACTACACAATCTCCTCTGGTTTTTCATAGTCTTGTATTTCAATTACATCTTCTTCTTTTTCTTCAAATAAATATAATGGAATTTTTGCACAACCAGTTATACCTGAATATGGTTTACCTGTTTTCTTATCTTTACCTGGAAATCTTTTCTTTATTCCAAAATCAGGTTTAGGTAAATGTTCTTCTTCTTTCTCAAACATTTTTGTAATCATGTAAGAAGTTCTAGAAGAATCTTTTCTCCATTCATTATCTTTTAAATCATTATAAAACTCATCAAAAACAAAATAAGCATAGGTTTCATCTTTTAATACATTACCACTTCTAAATGAATTGTAAGATGTAGCTGTTGTGCTGTGTATATAATGTTTCAAATGTTTCTTTAATATCTCCATAGGAGTGGTCCCTGGAGCCGGTTGCACTGTATCTTGTGTCGCAACTAATGCTTTTATTATTTCGTAAAAATCCATTGCTTTAATAGGAGGAGGTATCTCATCTGCTTGAGCCATGATCAAACCTCTAAGTTCTTGTTGATCTTTTATTTCATTTTTACTTTTAGCATGAACAGTAACACTCTCTCCATCTTCTCTTTCTACGTCAAAATAATATTCTGGATCAGGTTTAAAATCTACTTTAGTTAAATTAGATAATCTAGGCCATGAGATTTTTTTATCTGACATAATTCCAAATTTTCTTTTTACACATTCAGATTTAATACATACTGGTGCAAGTAAATCACTAGTACAACTGTAACCTTTCTCTTGTTTCTCCCAATGTTTTATTTTCTTTTTAATATGATCATCAGTCCATATCTCATCAAATTCAAAATAATTTCTTCCTGCTTTTAAAACCATTTTACCCCAATTATCAGGATATTTTTTCTTAGCAAAAACCATGTAGTTATATAAAAATCTATCTCTACCATCTGTCATTTTTTCTTTTGATAATATTTCTAAACATGGTGGACCATCTTTAAATTCATCTGCACCACCTGTTAATTCTTTTTTAATAATACTATTTGATATTTCTTTTAATTTTTCTGCAGTCACTGTATTTAATTCAATACAGTTTAAAAATAATTCAAAAGACATTTCTTGTCCTGATGGATCTAATGCTACTCTTTCATCTTTATTGAAATAAGGTAGATTAATAAAATTACCATTAATCTTATCTCCATCTGTATTGGTTCCTAGTTTAGTTTGTTTAGGAAATACTTCAGTTGTAATTGGTAACTTAAATAAAAATAATACTTGTTCTAAAAAATCTTTTATTTCTTTTGCTTTTACAAATTCTTTTGTGAATACATATAAATGTAGTCCATTACTTTTAGATCTAATTGGTATTAATGGTAATTGTTTTTCCTGAATAGTATCAAGATAAAATTTTATATCTAAATCTTTATATATCTTTGGATCAATATCTATTGCACCAAATCTTGCAAAACCGTTATCATCACAAGGTTGAATACCTATTGATTTTTTTCCATGTAAATGAAGTTGGTAATCATTATCTGTAATTGGTTTACCCGACCAACCATAATCACCTGCATTGAATTTTATTTTTCCTGTATTAGGATCTTTGTATCCATTTTTAATATTACAGAAACCGTAATTACGTTCTAATCCTGTAAAATACTTTCTAAATTCTATCATATCTATTTTCTAAGTTAATTTTTAAGGCCGGATCCACTCTCGCATCACCGGCCTCTGTGACCACAATTGTATTAAACAATATCCTCAGTTTGAGGTTTATTATTTTTCTCGTATTCAGGTTTAACCGCACCTTTAGACACAGTTTTTTGTAATTCCTGTGCCATTAAATACAAGTCAGCGTCTTCCTTCTTAGCTACATCTAATGCTCTTAACATAGATGGTTTATAGACATGCCAGCTTTTACTTCCTGCAGTTTTACTAACAGTTTTTAAATTATAAACTGCTGCATATGCTGCCGGATTATAAACACCTTTGTCATCCTTAAATCTAAGATTTTTGATCAACTGATTTAATTCTCTCGCAGGTGTTAAGTTAGATGATCTCATAGTAATTACTGCAGGTCTAGGTTCATCACCTAAAACTATTACATAAAAATATGCAGTTTTTTCTAAGTAGTTACCATTTGATAATCTATACTTACCGTTCCTTTCTTCCACAGCATCTTCTGGTACTGATAAATGTGTTCCAACAGGTGGAGCTGCTGCGTCTCCCATTTCCTGCCATTCTGGAAATCTTGTTTGCACGTGTGCAACAAGAACATTTACACCTTCATCACCATCAGTTAGTGTGCCAAAACCTTTTGCATAAATCATGCCAGGTTTAGCATTCTCAATGTACTTAGCATTGCTAGAGTTACATTCAGGTGATAGTTGATGTAGGATTTTTAAAATCGGAGTTGACATATCATCCGATTTGATTTCTTCGCTACCTCTACCAGAATCACTTCTTAAGTTGATAGTAGCCA